TGTCCACCTTGGACTCGGCGTCATCGAACCCGGCCCCCGCCTTACTGGCGTCGGACACGATCTTGACCGCCAGGGTGGTGGTCTTAGTCGCCATTCTCTTGGGCCTCTTTCGCCTCGTCCAGCAGCTGAAGGTAGGTGGCCACGGTGGCGTCCTCCTCCAGCTCCAGGACGCTGAAGGGGATACGGGTGGCCAGGGACAGGGTTACGAGCTGCCAGGCCCGGCTGCCCGCTGGGTAGGGCGGGCGATGTCCTCTTCTTCCTGCTCCAGGTCCCTGACCTCCTCGGCCCGATCCTGGAAGGCATCGAAGGACAGCTGGCCCGGCGGCAGGCCCTCCCGGCGGGCGGCGGCCCAGGCCATGAAGGAGGACGCCAGGAAGGGGACCTCCTTGGCGCTGCCCCACTTCTTCCGGGGGGCGGTCTTGTCCCAGGCGATGTACTCCCGGTTACTGATCCGGACGACGTAGACCAGGCCGTCGTCCATGGTGATCTGGGCCCGGTGGCCGGGCAGGGTCCGGGTGTCCTGGAAGTCCAGGTCGGCCGACTCGGACAGGGGACTGTCGTGCTCGATGACGGTCATTCGGGGGCTCCTTCGATAGCTGAGATGACGGCTTCTAGGTGGTGGTAGTAGCGGGCCGCCCAGCGGGCTTCCGTGCTCTCGGCGGCCTCACTGATGAACGGCTGGGCCTTGATGTTGCGGGCGGGCCACCCCCAATGGATCGGGGCGGCGTAGCGGAGCCGGGCGCCACCGGCCCGCACGATGGCGGCGGCCTGGGTCCCGGCGGCCCGCTCGGACGCGGCCAGGCGGCCGGTCACCACGGGCGGCCGGGAGGCGGCCTTCACGATTTCGGCCACTTCCAGGTTGACGTCCTTCAGATCCTGGACGCTCACCCCGGCGGCCTTCAGGGCCTTCCGAAGCTCCCGGGCGCCTTCCACCCGGAAGGCGGGCTGGGAACTCACGACAGGAAGATTTCCGGTGCGGAACCCCTGCCGGCGGACCCCTCGAGGCGCCCGCGGCCGGAAATCTTCCTGTCGTGGGTCATGTCAGGTCGGTTCCCAGCTCGGGCTCACCGACGCACGGCCACTCGATGTCCGACGTGGGCCGCTTCTTCACGTCCCCGCCGACGTCCATCGGCCGGACCTTCACCACGCCGCTGATGGACCGGCCAGCGGCGGTGGACGGGACGAACGTGAAGGGCACCTGGGCGCCCTTGTTCGCCCAGGTGTACTCCACCAGGCCCGCCTCAGTCAGATCCTGAATGAGGGTGGCCTGGAGGCTGGCGCTGTAGGTGTCCTCCCCCTCCAGCTCCTCCCCCGACAGGACCGGGACGCTGTCGTCCTCGTCCACCTTCCAGGCCACCACACACTTGGTCACCTGGCTGGTGAAGTCCACCGGGGCGCCGGTCTCACCGATGGTGAGAGTCCCGGGCCCCATCTTGTAGCTCTTGATGGGCACGCTTGCTCCTTCTAGGTCTCCACCAGTTCGTCCACGGTGAGGACGAAGGCGGGCAGCGGTTGGTTGGGGGTGTGTGGCAGTAGGACGGATGCGGCGGTGTTGACCGACTCGTCCGGCTCCACCACGGTCAGGGCCTTGTCCAGGAGGGCGGACAGGATGTCCCAGGCCTCCAGGGCGCCGACGTCGGGGGCGATCAGGTGGACCTGGAACCGGACCTGCCAGACGTCCCCGAGGGTGATGATGTCCATGGACTGGACCCGGACCCAGGCCCCGCCCTTCTCCCCCACGTCGACCTGGCCGGGGTCCAGGCTGGTCGGGATGCCCGCCCCGGCCAGGGCGCCCCGGAGGACGATGGCCCGGTCCTTGGCCGCCTGGCCCGGGGTCCGGAATCCGGCGGGCATCAGCCGACCCACAGCGGGGAGTACGGGCCCAGCTCCAGGAGCATGGCCACGTCCGGGTCGGACCGGGAGACGTAGGCCGCCCCGTCGGCGCCGAACACTTCCACCCCGCCGGGGGAGTTGCGGCGCCGGTAGTGGCGCCCGGCCAGCATGACCGCCCCCATGACCTTGTCAAAGGGCCAGGGCTGCCCGTCCGGCGGGACGGGGACCCAGCGCCGGACCACCGCGTTGATGGACGCGGTGACGTCGGCGACCTCGGCCGGGCCGCTCTCACCGTTCTTCTGAAGCCACCCCGCCACCCGGGCCGCCGTAGCGGGCCCGAGTGGCGCCAGGACCGGAGTCGGGTCGTCCGGGTCCTGGGGCTCCACCGGGGCGGTCATCAGCCCGCCGGGACCAGCGGGACGCTGATGATGCCGCCCGGGCGGTCCAGAGACTTGGCGGTGTAGCCGTAGACCGCCGAGTCCACCCCGGCCTGGGCGACGTTCAGGGCCTCCACCCGGATCGGCGCCCCGTTGCCCAGCTCCCGGAAGGTGGCCGCCTGGGTCACGCCCATGATCAGCGACCCGGCCGGAACGTCCCCGGTCCGCATGAACTGCTCGGGCTTGACGCCCAGCAGCTGGAGGAAGGCGGGCAGGTCCAGGTTGGTGTAGTTGAGCAGCGACAGCCAGTCGGCACTGTTCATCAGCACGTAGGAGGCCGACCGCTTCACGTTCTTGGTGTCCTCCAAGATGGCGTTGCCCAGGGCGGCGGCCTTGAAGATGTCGGCCTGGGCGACGTTGACCCCCTGATATTCGGTGGGGACGTTGGCGTCGGTGGTGATGTCGCGGGCCGACGCCACCAGGAAGGCCACGGCCTGGTCGTCGGTCACCTCCCGGTAGGAGTCGGTCTGGGCGGCGTAGAAGCCCTCCCAGAAGGCGGCGTCCCCGAAGTCCTTGAACTTCCGGTCGATGTCCCACCCACCGGCCACCCGCTCGGCCTCCCACTCCTTGGGGGCCACGCTCACGGTGTTGGTCGGGATCACGGCCTTGTTCCCCGGGTAGACGTCCACCTTGGGCTTGGTGACCCACTCCCAGCCGGTGCCCTTCCAGCTGGTGAGCGGCTGCTGGCGCATCAGCGTGGTGTAGCGGCGCTGATAGGCGCCCTCCCCGGACCACAGCTGCTCCCCGATGACCCCGGCCGGGGCATCGAAGAGGTCCAGGCCGCCACTGTTGGGCGTGATGTCGGCCAGGGCCGCCTGCAGCTGGGGAGTGAAGCCGCCCTGACGGTAGGCCTGGGCCTGGAGGGCGGCCATGCGGCGAACGGCGTCGTTGCCGACCTTGGGCCCGGCGGACGGCTGGACGGGAGCCGGGAGGGCGCCCTGGGGCAGCACCCCGCCCGGGCTGGCGGCGTAGACCGGCTGGGCGGGCTGCTGGGGCTGGCCGAAAACGGCCGGCGGGGGGGCCTGCTGGGCCTGGAGCAGGCCGCTGGCCTGGGCGAATGCGGCCAGCGCCGACCAGTCCACCGGCTGGGCCTGCTGCTGGGGGACCAGCTGGGCCGGGGCCTGCTGCTGGGCCTGGAGCGGCGCCAGCTGCTGCTGCTGCTGGGGCTGCTGCTGGAACACCGGGGCGGGGGCCTGCTGCTGCTGGGGCTGGCCGCCCGGCTGGGCCGGGGCCTGCTGCTGCTGGGCCTGCTGCTGGGGCTGGCCGGGCTGGCCGCCGCCGCCGACAACGATGAACTCCCGGGCGAACGGGGAGCGGGACAGCCGACGTCGCACGTCGTCTCCTTCAGGGTTGGGGTAATGCAGGGAGGCGGCCACGGCTGTGACCTTGGCGTCGTCATACGCCCCGAGGGGGACGTGGCCGACAAACTCACAGAGGCCGGAGACGATGTCCCCGGTCCAGGGGTCGTACTGGAGGCCCACCATCTCGATGGACAGGGAAGACCTAGTCCCCATGGCCGGGTCGGCCTCGGCCAGCAGCTGGTCACCTAGCGGGGTGGCGGCCACCTTGAATCGCATACGGAGGGCATCGGGGGTGTCCTCCATGGCGACCATGCGGGACACGGCGGCGCCCTCGGGCCAGACCGGCTTGGGCTCCCCCGGCAGGCCGGTGTGGCCATACACGCCTATGACCCGGCGGTCGGGCTCCCGGAACTGGACGGCCCCGGCCCGGATGGCGGTGTGCCCGACGTTGGTCCGGCCGGGCACGCCGTAGGGGACCACCAGGCCGGTGATGACCCGGCGCTGGACGTCGATGTCCTCCACCTGGGCGGCCTCGGCCTGGAGGACCACCGGGGCGGCGGCCTGGAGGATGCGGCCCCGGGTCACTGGCCGACCACGGCGAGAGTCGGGGCGGCGGGCTGGGTGGACTGGACCGGCGGGGGAGTCTGGGCCGGGTCCTGGCCGGGGACGGTCTGGTCCAGCCACTCCTCAGTGTCGAAGGCCACCCGCTGCCCGGCCGGGGTGACGTCCCCCTGGGACAGGCGGGCGCTCATGGCGGCCATGTAGGCGCCAACGCCGTAGTCCAGGGCCCGGCGGTCATTGTCCCGGCTGTTGCTGTAGGTCAGGGACGTATCCGTGGAGGCGTCCAACAGGTCGGCCGGAAGGGAGGCGTGGCGGGCGGCGTCCACGGCGGCGGCGTTGCGGCCCTCCAGGACAAGGTGCTTATCGAAGGTGCCCAGCTCCTTGGCCTCCAGATTCTGGGGCAGGTAGGCCACGCCGCCGTTGATGCCGTCCCGGGCCCGGGCCCAGGCCTCCACCAGCTTGGGGATGGTCTGGACGTTGGGGTCGGCCGACTCCTGGGGCAGCGGCGCCCCGCCGGTCTGCTGGAGGACCAGGTGGGCGGCCGGATGCTTGGCGGCCCGCCCGGCGGCCCGCTGGAGGTCGCTGGCGTGCCGGATGGAGTCCTGGGCGAAGGCCAGCAGCCCCTCATGGGGGCCGGGGATCAGGATTACCGTGCGCTGGTCCACCAGCTCGTGGACGCCGTCCCCCCGGTCGATCTTCACCCGGCCGGACTCGTCCATGGACCAGGTCCCCATGGGGATGCGGGAGGTGATCAGGGGGAAGCCGGGCTGCCCGTTGGGCCCGGCACCGTTGACCCGGGACCAGCAGGACCAGCCGTACCAGAGGAGGTCATCGGCGGTCCACACCTTCTGGTGGAACGGGGGGAGGGCGCCGTCCGTGCGCTCCAGCCAGGCCGGGGCCCGGGGGGCGGTCAGCGGCTCGGTGGAGCCGGTGGCGTAGGCCCGCATGGTGATGCGGCCCACGGTGTGGCAGATGACGTGGCGGGCCCGGGCGTAGGCGGGCACGGCCATGGCCTCGGCCCGGGTGACCGGCTTGGGCATGGAGGTCCCGAAGATGTCGGACCAGACGATCCCGGCCAGGGCGCTGGAGTCCGACCACGGCGACCCGAGGGCCAGCGGCGGCCCGGGGGAGGCCACGCCCAGGTTGATGAACTCCATGGGCAGGGCGGCGGCTTGCAGGTCGGCGGACCGGATGCCCGGACGTAGCGCGCTGAGGAAGCTCACGGATACGGACCGTAAGGGCGACCGGCTCAGTGTCGCCACAACGGGTGAAGAAGTCCGGCCGGGTCGGCCAATCCGGCCGAATCGGCGTGTCCGGTCTGCTGTCAACACTTTGTTGACATAGGATTGCGGAGCAAGCCCACCCCGGCCAAGGGGCCCCGACAGGGGGTCCAGGGGGGCTTACAGGAGGACACACCGTGACCGGCTCCCGACTCCCCCGGCGGCTCTCGCCGCTGACTCCCCGCTGGGTGGCCAATCAGCTGCTCCAGCTGCTGGCCCTGCTGCTGGCCGTCGCCATCGTCCTGCTGATCGGGACGGCCACCGCCCAGCCCATCGAGGTCCCGGCGCCGCTCCACACCACGGACACCAAGGTCCTGGAGCCCTCGGGCCACGGCGGCGTCCGGTGAGCGCCCAGACCGAAGCCCAGAAGTATGGGGCGTTCGCCCGCCGCATCCTGCGGGCGATGGGCCGCCGGGTGGCCGAC